GTGTTGTATCTAATCGTGGGGGCAGGTCAGCCGTAATGGTAACCCTGTTAAGGTGTCATGCTGGTTACGGAATGTAGAGAGACTGGATCTGTAGGTCTCTATACTGTCAATAAATGCAAGTTGGCAGCCATGATACTGGCTAACCAGTTCTTTTGTCGTGGTTCCGGATACTACAGCCTGCATTAACATTCGAGTAATATTGTGCATCGCGTCGTGATTGCGGCTGATACTCAAAACCATATTTCTGTCTAGGGTATCGCCCCGCATACGCAACGTCAGCCATTCACAAAACTGACAATGAAGATGAGAATCATTATCTATTATGTTGTGATCGGTCAAATCACCAAACAAGATCAGGTACAGTAATTTTTCCCCCCGGAGATAATGCTCTTTAAGCGCCGCATTCAATGCGGATAATGAAGCATCAATATCATCAATATTAAATGTCATCGCTTACCCCTTCTGATTTGGAATAATAGAGTTTGGCGACATAGCTGAACTCAGGAAGATAGATGCTTGTCTTGCGGATAACATACAGTTTTGTAACAACCATCAGAATCAACATCTCCAAAGCAGTATGGGGGGGGCGACTCAACGTGTTACGAATCAGACTAACGTCACCGTAAGTATGTTATTACCACTTTCTGACGTTAATTATTTGAGATATATCATTAAATTTTCATTCCAGATGATAAAGATGTAAAAGAAGCAGGGGGCCAGTCTAAAATAATATAATGGTGAAGGGTTCTGGGGGCTGGTTCAGGAATTTTTACTCCTTTTTCTTATGTTGCTTACTACGCAAATCAATTACATTATATTCTGGCGCAAATCCTCTGATGTTTTTAAGAATGTAATCCCTCTGTGAAGAGCTTAAGTCCGGGTGCTCCAATAAGCGCCTTAACGCATCCCTAAAATTTTTCCACAAGCGTCTTTCTTCATCATCCATTTCAAAAACTTCCATCAGATTAGTCTCAATACACACTAGAATAAAATATCTGGTTTGACTACCACTAAAGCATAAATTTTTTATGCTGTGGGAGGGGAGATTGAGATCCTGATCAAATATAATGAAGTACCTTTATAGTACCAATGTGCTTCAGTGGGGAATCAATATAAAATCCAAAGGGCTTCGTTTACCACGACCACATGAAAAGATGCTAGAAATCAATATTTTTTGTAACGAAAGTGAGTTATTTTCTTTTAGCCTAGACTAGGCAAGTAGATTCTTTGTAACGTAGGGCAATTGCCCCTCAGGAGGTTTACGGGTTAACCTCCTGAGAATCTTATTTATCAATAATGTTACGTTTATGAGCAGCGAGAAGCGGCCTGGCCGATCAGACATTGTGCCGGGGATATTATTCTTCTGTGCGCTATTTGGTAATAAGGTACATCTGAAATCTTCGTGGCGGTAGACTGGGTAAGATTTGGGGATTGCTCCCCCTGCGTCGGTCTATTACTCAAGAAAGCCACTCAGCGGGGCTAACGTCACATAAATGTAATCGTCGTTACGCTCTTCAATGGTGATGGGCATATCAATGCCATTACTCAACACAGCTTTCGCGCGATAGTTTTTGTCTGCAACCTTCTTCACATCCTCCACAACAAGGCACTTCACCTCACTCCCCTTGTCTTTGAATATTGAAGTCGTGATCTCACAAGCGCTCGTCTTAAGTGTTTCGCTGTCATCTAAAACAACAGTGATGGCGGAACAACTCAACGCAACTGCAATGTATGCGAAGAACCACGCCCATCGTGTGCTCATCTTCAAGTCAGCAGTTTTAGCCCTCCCGTAAACGTAAAGAGGTGGAAAAATGAGAATCCCCAGAGCCGACCCTACAAACTGAGGTTCGGATTCGTTGCCAGCCTTAACTATTTCCTTCTGGTCGAAAATCACACAGATGATGGCAGCCACATAGAAAACGATGAGAGCAGCCACATCATTCATGGTGAAAAAGTAAATAGCCGGGAACAGGACTGGAATCGCCATGTAGAGATAGAAGTACAGATTATTGTTTTTCATTTGGTTAGTAGTCAAAGCCATCATCCTTTCATGCCGTGAAGTGAAAATCTCATGCATACACTCTAACTAGTTCTATGAATAATTTCTATCAAATCGATAATTATTTTTGATCGATTGATGTATTTTCATGGCGGCACTTACACTGAGTTAGCACTGATGACAACAAGGGGAATGAAAAATGAAAAGATATGCAGCGATACTTATCGGATTGATAATGACCTTCAGCGCTGGCGCTGGGCGTGTGACCATGAACAATCCGGAACAGTCAACCACAGGGAACGGGAAAACCTTATGTGTGTATAGCAATAGTATTTATACGTTTACTTACATCACAAAATCGAAACACTGTCCTTACATCAAGACTTTTGATACAAACGATAGTGAGTAAAATTTCTTTTTTTTTATTGGGTTACATACTGAGTACGGTCTGCGATATATTACAACCATAGGGTTGAGAACGCCTGATGTATGACTAAAGGAATTGCCCTTGTAGTGGTTCTTTTTGAGTTTATAATAAATATAAATCAGGTAGTTAAACGATTCGCATCAAACATAATTATGGCAAGACCGAAATGATGATTCTCGACTCGATCATTGTAGAAGGTTATTCTCTATAGATTAGACATAACAAAAAGGAATAGTTGAAATGGCTTCATCTGCATCTAAGCTTCGCAACGCTCTCATCGTACTCGCCAGCGTTCTGGCAACTCCCGCCGCCCTGGCTCATGCTCACCTGACAAAACAAAGCCCGGCGGCTAATGCCGAGGTTGCGGTATCTCCTCAGGCGTTGACGCTGAATTTCTCTGAAGGTGTTGAGCCGGGATTCAGCGGCGCAACGCTGACAGGCCCAAACAAAGAACAGATCAAAACGGGCAAGGCATCACGCAGTGAACAGGACAAAACACAACTGATTATTCCACTTGCTCAAACGCTTAAGGCCGGAAAATATACTGTCGACTGGCACGTCGTCTCCGTGGATGGTCATAAGACAAAGGGGCAATATACCTTTAGCGTGAAATAACCGATGCTGGAATTTACCTGGGTTGCACTACGGTTTATCCATTTTACCACGTTGATGCTGGTGTTTGGCTGTGCGCTCTACGGCGCATGGCTGGCTCCCGTTTCGGTTCGTCGTTTAATGATGCGTCGTTTTTTGCGTCTACAACGACATGCCGCAGCGTGGAGCTTTATCAGCGCTACGCTGATGCTGGCGATCCAGGGTGGTTTAATGGGCTCAGGCTGGCGGGATGTTATTTCTAGTGACATATGGGGTGCCGTGTTGCAAACGCAGTTTGGCGGCGTCTGGTTATGGCAGATTATCCTCGCGCTGGTCACGCTGGTGGTGGTAATTATAGTACCGCGCAGCATGCCGCGACGGCTGTTAATGCTGACGATTGCGCAGTTTATTTTGCTGGTTGGCGTCGGACACGCGACGCTGCATAGCGGTATCGCAGGGGCAATCCAGCAGGTTAACCACGCCTTGCATTTGGTATGCGCTGCCGCCTGGTTCGGCGGTTTGCTGCCCGTACTTTACTGTATGCAAATGGCGCAAGGTCGCTGGCGGGAACAGGCCATCAATACTATGATGCGTTTCTCTCGCTACGGGCATCTTTTCGTTATCGGAGTTTTACTTACCGGCATCCTGAATGCGCTGTTTATTGTCGGTTTTTCTGTTCCCTGGCACATGGCTTACGGGCAACTGCTTTTGTTAAAAGGTGCTCTGGTGATGCTAATGGTGGCGATTGCGCTGGTGAATCGGTATGTTCTGGTACCACGCATGCGGCAGGATAACCGCAGTATGACACTCTATTTTGTTTGGATGACTAAGCTGGAATGGGGAATTGGGGCCGTTGTGCTGGCGATTGTCAGCCTGTTTGCAACCCTCGAACCTTTCTGATTGATGGATTGGCGAAACGCATGAAAAAAATCATTATCTCGTTATTACTACTGGCAAGTTCAGGGGCCGCGCTGGCTGCGCCACAGGTCATCACCGTCAGCCGTTTTGAGGTTGGCAAAGATAAGTGGGCGTTTAATCGGGAAGAGGTGATGCTGACCTGCCGTCCGGGTAACGCGCTGTATGTCATCAATCCCAGTACGCTGGTGCAATACCCATTGAATGATGTTGCCAGACAGCAGGTAGAGAGTGGGAAAACTACGGCGAAGCCGATCGAGATTATCCAGATTGACGACCCGGCGAAACCGGGCGAAAAAATGAGCCTCGCCCCGTTTGTGGAGCGTGCAGAAAAGCTCTGCTAATTGTCAGATGTAGCGTTCTGATTTCCAATAAAAAACCGCAAGGCTCGCTCAGGAGAACTTGCGGTTTTTACGTTTGGATGTGTGACAATCGTCCTTTTTTTCAGGCCACTTTAGTCGCGGACTGGAAAACCTGGCGCTGTCATCTATTCTTAAATGGCAGGGTAACTTAGCCTGCATTAATGCCAACTTTTAGCGCACGGCTCTCTCCCAAGAGCCATTTCCCTGGACCGAATACAGGAATCGTATTCGGTCTCTTTTTATCTATCTGTTTTCATTGGGTTTTTTCGGCGCTTTCACGAAATCCCACGAAAATTACTCGAAATTTCCATATCCTGTCTAAACCATAACATATTCTGCACCGCGTGCGTCCAGGTATTTTTTGGTCATTGTTAAATTTTTATGCCCCAGCAGTCTCTGTGCAAAATCCTCTCCGCGCTCTCTTTCATAGAGTCTGCTCGCCAAGCTCCTGATCTCATGGAACGGGGGAGGGTTGGGGCCAAACTTTAACTCTGTAGAATCCCTGATATCAGAAAATGCTTGGGTGATTCCGTCCGGGGTTAACGGACCTGGCTTCCTGCCGCCACGCCTTACCGCAGAATAAAGCATGAAGTCTGACGGGTTGTTTTTACGACAACGGTCGATAATATCCTGCAGCACCAAATCAGCAGAGTCCAGTCGCAAATCAAGTGGCAACGCCAATTTGTGACCTGTCTTTTCCTGCGTCACAAACAACCTTCCATCCCTGATATCGCTGAATCTGAACAACGATACGTCCTCTCTTCTCTGCCCGGTGACCAGCGCCAGGTCACATGCATTTGCAGCCCATCCAGAATGAGCGGTTGCGGCATCCCTTATTATCTCAAACTGCTCGAGCAAAAGACGCTCACGCTTCACTTTTGGTGTCGGCGTTCTTGTCGGCTCTGCCGGGTTCCTTTCAATATGCCCCTCGACGATCGCCTCCCTGAAAATATCCAACAATACCGAACGCAGGCCGGAGGCCATGCTCTTCTTATCGCAGAGTATGTAACTCTCCAGGAAAGTAGATACGTCCTTTGTGCTGACCGCCGATAGCGGCATACGTCCGAATTCATCACTGATAGTGGCGATCTGGTTGCGCCTGACCTTCATCGTGTTGGGCTTCAATTCTCTTCGCTCAAGAATTACTTCGTAGCGCTCGAGCCACGCTTTCACCGTAAATGTTGGTGTTTCCTTTATGCGGTCCAGCAGCGCTGACGGAAGGTAATTTTGGTCGATGTAGTTGTTGGCCTCGATGGCCTGAGAAATGGCGTCCTTTCTGTCGATCCGGCCAAGAGATAACTCTTGACCGGTAATCGGGTTTCGCCAGCTATAAAGCCTGTCTCTTTTACGATAGGTCAGGTTACGGGGCAGGTTAGCGTCGTAACGAACTGGCCTTTTCGCCATGAGTCAGTCTCTCCAGTAGAGTGCCGCCAGTAGACAGCGCTAAGCGTTTTGTTTTGGGACGAAGGTTCTTTTTGCTCGGATCCACATAGATGGCATCTGGCTGAACCTTATATTCTTTGCCGTGAAGCTCCGGGGCAGGGTATATACGTCCCTCCCGCGCCCATCGGCGAAGTGTTGAAAGAGACGGCGGGGTTGAATAAGTTGAATTCGCCCATTCCAGCAGATTAAGAAGCTTGGCCATACTACCTCCGGCTTCCGGCAACTTATTATAGAGCTGCCGGAAAACTGTTAATGAAATATCGTTATCAACTCACCTGACCGGGCAGCGCACGCAATCTGCGCATACCTGTCATTGCCGTGGCCACGTAGCTCGCCTTACGGTTAACCACCTCAACCCAGACCTTCACACCTTCAACTCTCACAGTGTATGTCTCCTTCATCTTGCTGCGCCCGTAGTCGCCGTAGCGTTGCTGGTGGGTAGCCAGTGCGATGTCGCAAGCCTGACGCGCTAACGGGGATTGCTGATTGCCTCGGTTAATCAGTCGCATGGTCACCGCCTTCTGGGTTGGATGGTTGACGGAAAACCGCTCGGGATGGCGACCAGTCGCAATATGCATCGGTTTCGGTATGCCCGAAAATTGCCTTACAGCGACGGATATGGGCGCAGTCGCCGCAGGTCTTACCCTTCGGGAGTTGCATTTTGTCGGGGTCTGCCGGGTTATAATTCAGCTCAGTCATTCCAGGCCTCCAGTTCGTTCTGGATTTCCTCGTCAACCTCGTCATTGGTGGCGTCTTCGTTCAGATAGTCCTGCGCCTCTTTGAGATACTTTTCTGAACGACCTCGATACCAGGCTGCAAAGTCTGGAGACCAGCCACTGTCATCACCAACTTCAGTAAAGTAATCAAGCATCGCATTGTTGTAAGCCAGACTATCCACCATGCTGTCAGCGGTAGTCAGGGCACATTCACGGATGTAACCGCGAAGGTGGTGCTTACGCCAGTACGGGCTATATTTCGAGTCGCAACGACCTTTAAATTCGACGGTCCAGCGACGGATGCAACGTGCATTTAATGATTTACTCATTTCTTTACCGGGAGGGCGAACCCTCCCGCCTCCCTTAGGCCACGTATTCCGGTTTCATATCCGCCAGGGTGATGCTGAACCGATCGTGCAGCTCGTCGCCCATGTGACGCTTATTGGTTGCCAGCACGCGCTCAACTTCGGCGAATCGTTCTGCTGCGCCCGGTTCATCCGGAGACGGTAGAGAGTTGATCGCGGCTTCAACCTTGTTACGTGAATCAACCAGGTAATAGCGCTTAACTGCCTTGTTCTTCAGCTCGGTGAACAGGGCAGAACCGAGCGTGACCTTCGCGCTTTCGATGTCAGCGCGCAGTGCTTTGGCGCTATCAACATCCTGCGCAGCATCGATGCGTTCGCGGAAATCATCGGCCAGTGAGCCGATATTTACCGATGATTCTTGTGCGCTCTGCGTGGTTGTGACGGTGTCACCTGAGATATCCGCCAGGCTAACGCGTTGCGGTGCCGGGTTAATCTCTTTCTCAGTGCGCGGTTCAACTTCATCTGGGCTGTAGACGCCAAGGATGACTTCTGGGCAGTACAAGCGCGCCCAGTACTTCACTGCCAGATAAGCGATCTGTTGTTTAGGTGCTGTTTTCCACAATGGAGAGTTACGTGTGGTGATATCTGCCAGGTAGATTGGCTCACCCCAGGTGATTTCTTCTTCTCCGCGCAGTACGGCGCCAACCTGTATAAACAGTCCTAATTCATCGCGGTCGTCTTTTTTGCCGGCGATCTTCTCCCAGTCACCGCCGTATTCGTAATGGAAGCGACCAACGATGGCGCTTGAGCTGGAGATTACTGCGTTAACCAGTTGCGCTTCGTAACCCAGAACGCCGTTGACCAGGTGCGTTTTCTGGGCAACTGCATATGGGTTCATTCCCCACTGCATAGCCTGCATGACGATAGCCATACAGTCGGCGGGTTTCCCCGCCAGGTGTTTGGGGACGGTGACGGCAGACTGCGCCATCAATTCAGCGAAAGAGGTGAGCTGCCCGAGTGCCTGCACGTTGAACACAGCGTTGCTGGCGGAAATGGTGTTTGGTGCCTGCTCAGTAGTAATGATGTTGGTATTTTGCATGGTCAAATCCTCCATTAAGCCAGACGCAGCGCTTCAAGGCGGCGCAGGTCGAAGTCGTTCAGTTCGTCGGTGTAATCAGCGGTGATCGGCGCAGGCCATTCGCCAGTGTCAAAGCCGGTAGCGATAGCGCGCATTGATTTGCGGTACTCAAGCATGCCCAGCTCCAGCAGTTCGGCGGATGCCTCGATGATGGCAATCCAGTGGTAGTTCTCGTCCTTGTTGACGAAAATCCAGAAGAACTGGTCCAGTGTTGCGGTCTCGCAATACATGGCGGCGCTCAGGTGATAGTCACGGTCGATGATTTCGCGGTGCAGTTTGGCGCGCAGGCCTTCCTGCTTAATGTTCCACATGCTGATGGTTTTCAGGTCAGCACCGATGCGCACGCCGTCCAGGTCGATCTCAAGGTCAGGACGCACGCGGACTTCCAGACCGGTTTCATCGTCAAAGCCAAAATAGCTGACCTCAACGGCGCGACTCGGGTGCTGAAGCAGCATCCCGGCGGTTGGGTGCGCCAGTAATGCCGACTGAATGGCCAGTGCGGTGCTCAGTTGCTGGCGAGTGACCAGCACTTTCCCTTGCGGATTCTCACGCCAGGCATCCAGCAGTTCGTCGGCAAAGACGGCGTCCGGATTAACAGACTTCACGGTCTGGATCAGATCCGCTTTGGTACCGGACACTTTCAGCGGCGCAGGCTTCTGCGCTTCCTGCGCGACCATGTCAGGATTGATGATTGCCAGCTGCTCGAGTAACGCATCACGGCTACCGCTGGTTTTCACCTGAGCAGGCAGAGTGGCGTTGTATTCCTTGATGCAGGCTTTCATCGCCGCTGCGGTCTGCTTCTGGTCCGCTTCGATCCGCTGGTACTCTTCGGGCAGCGACATGTAGCTCTGGCCAGTTTCCTCGACGGACCCACCCAGTGGCACCTGAGCAGGCAGAGTGGCATTGTATTCTTCCAGCAGCGCTTTGATGTCGTCGGCGCTCAGCTGTGCCGGCAGGCCTGCGTTGTACTCATCAATAAACGCGCGGATTGTTGCCGTTGTGGTGAACGCGCCTTCCGGGATCACCGGTTCAACGCTGAACTCTTCATCGAGTTGCTCTGGCTGCAACGCCAGCGCATGCACGAGGTTACCCATGTCCAGAACTGGAGAGCGTTCTTTGATAATGGTTTTCTCTACGTGGCGCGCGTTGAAGTACATCAGGCTGACGCGGGCATCCTTCACCTGGGTGCTGCTGATCCCGTTGGCGCCGTGGTAAACGTTATTCGGCAGGCCTTCATAGCGGCCTGGCTCAAAGTAAGCAGGGTAAACAACAGCCGGTTCGTCAGATTGAGCTTCTGGCTCGGTTTGTGCCGCAACTGGTTCAGTTTGGTTTACAGAATCGCTATTTTGGGCGACAGAATCCGTATTCTGGTTCACATCGGCTTGCTGGCCGGTATGTGACTCTTCACCAGTTTCCAGACTGCTTTCGCCTGGCTGCACTTCATCACCAGCCTGTTCTTCATCACTGACAGTTTCTTCCATCTGCACATCGCTGGTGGTGTCCTCATTAAGTGGTGAACGGTCATCTATTTGTTGGGCGGTTAATGCGAGGTCTTCTGTGATCCATTTCGGATCTGTAGGGTCACTAACCCCCTCGACATATTCGCCGCGGGAAGCTGCAAGAATTTTGTTTACCTCTTCGGCCGTTACTTTTTCCTGTTTCATAGGTACAGGCATAGACGAACGACCGCAGGCTATATCAACGAGCAATGGATCTGGGTTGGCGTGGTCGGTTTCCGTAAGTACTCTATTCAAATATTCTTGGTGTTTTACAGGATCAGCATAAAGCCCTTCTGGTGTGGTTTTTACTGTTGCGATGATGCAGGCACGTGAGTAGTCCAGGCCACCAGGAATTGAAACGAACCTCTCTCGAGTCGCCAGCCATTCGGAATCGTCCATCTTATTCATAATGGAGTTTGCCTGCAGTTCTATATCCAGAGGGACGTTGTAAATATCAAATTCGCGGTCACGGGCACGTAGCGCCAGAGCAATCTCATGCTCCAGACCGAGAATGGTTTGCGGGAATTTACGGTCAGAGACAATGCCGCCACCGGCGTTCGCACCTGAAGGTGTGCGATTAATGGTTGTTACACGATTACCTTGGCTCCACTCTTTAACCAGCAGGCCGCGATCGATGTAATCAGTTTCGAACCACACTGTCAGGAATTGGATAACTGTTGCCAACTCCGGTTTTTTACCGTCGACAGGGAAGACTTTCTTAACGGCATTCACGACTTTATGAATATCGTGTTCAATCGCTTTTTTGAATGCTTCCACATTCTCAGCAGCTAGCAGCAGGTTCTGGATGTACGTGTCATCCGTGTCCATCTCAAGGCGGACAATCTCGTTTTTCTGCCCAGCGTCGACGTGATAGAGATATTCACCATCACCGATGAACTGAGCCAGTACGCGCTGACGGAATGGCAGGGTGGCAACGACGATCAGGTTCGGCTGCTCTGGCTGCTGAGATTGTTCTTCGGGACCGACTTCATCACCAACGCTGGTGGTTTCAGTTTTGAGCAGAGGAAACTTTCCACTGCGCCAGTCTTCAACCAGTTGATTGCGATCACCTGCTTCTGCGTTCACCCAGTCAGACATGAAAGCAGCGATCACTTCAGGTTCATGCTCTTCACCCTGTTCGAAGATGTCTTTAATCGCCTGAATCATTTTCCACTCAGCATTAAGACTGAGTTCGCCAACTTCAGGAACATCATTTTTAACCTGCAGCAAGTTCTGGAGATAGGTATTGCTTTCGTCCAGTGACATTTCGCTGGCAGCCAGCTGCTGCTCTTTAGTGACGTGAGTCTGGTACTTATCGCTCATCAGATGGAAGGCAAAACGGACTGCTGGAGTGCGGTTTTCTAACGATACATTCTCGTCAGAAGTCGCTACTTCATCGGTATTTTTTACATCGGCAGGGATAGTGGTGACAACGTCGCCAGCGGCCTTTGGCAGCCAGGTGCGCCCGTCGTCCTGTAGTTCGTAACGATCACACCAGATGAAATCAACTTCGCCTTCTTCTGGCAGGTCGTTGTACACCGGGAAATCAGTGCGAATAGGTTTGGCGTAGTCCTTACCACGGCCGGTTTCGATGCCTGCATCTTCCAGTGCAACATCCAGCTGCAGGTTGGCGCGAGCCTCGGTTTTCGCAGTGAACCAGACCACTGCATCTTGTTTTCCGGATTTCTGAGTGGCTTTAACCACATTAAAGAATTCCATGTGAGATCCTCATTTTTGGGTGTTAGAATCCCCGGGCCATTGATAGCGCCCATTGGGTAAATTTGGTTTTGATGTTGTTTCCGGTGTAACTTTGGTCGGTGCCACCGGACGTAGATCCCGCCTTGCGCGGGTTTTACGTTAGCCTTCGTGAGCCATCTGGTCGTGCGAAGCGCAACGTTTGGAGCAATACTCTTTTTCTTTGCGCGCCAGCTGTGAGCCGTTGCGATAGAGAAGGGTGCTCTTGATTACTTCCTCCGTTTTAACCGGCTTGCCGCAATATCCGCATTTCTTGTCTAACATGACATCCTCCGCTAGTGGCTGAGTCCATGCCCCAGACCGTTCAGATAAACTTCAACCAGCAAATCCTTGGTGTAAGTCATCTCCACGCCGCGATGCAGATACAAACGTCCGCGAGCGTTAGCTGATGCCGTCCAGGTTGAGTCTTTGTGTTTGACGAGCATCCCCGGCTGAACTGCGCCGCGGTTTACTGTCTGTGTACCGTAGTGCTGATGAACCATGATGTTCTCCAGTTTTCTGAGTGAACTTCGCTGGTGGCGCCGCGGCGCTGATCTTCACGGTTGAGCTTTTTCACTCTGCAATTCACCACCGCGAAGCTCACTTCTGTGTTTGCCCTTGTCGCCAGGCTGGCGGAACGTTTCAAACCTACTGCGCGTTAATCTCACCACCTCATTCCGGTTTTCGTATGCCCCGGACGGCTACTTCGTGGGCGTCCTGCTTTGGTGGTTGTGTTGATGGAGTAATTAAACACAATGTTTATTTGCGTGTCAACATAATGAGTGTTTTTGTATAAACAAAAAGTTTAGTAGGTTGCGTTCGTAGGCACGAGTAGTATGTTTTGTGGTCTATTTTGTGGTTATAAAAACATCGATGAGGGCGGGCTATGGAAAAGTTCTACGTGGGTTACAACGATGTATGTCAGGCGGTAGGAAGAGCGACGCTGAATCTAATATCACATGGAGACGTGCCAACTACTGAGGCGATCATTTCAATGCTGGAGTCGCTGGGGGATATTGAGCAGAACGATTTTTGGCGACAGGTGCTCAGGTTTGCAGCTGAGGAAGTGCGAAAAGGGTAGGCAAAAGAAACCCAGCGCGGTGGCCGGGTTAAATATAATGCTGAGCTAGTTTGTAGAGGCCGGTCATTATTGCGATGAGGGTCGGAACTCCAAGTAAGACGGCTAGTTTTGCGTCAGATATTTTTTTATCTACTGTATCGGTTGAAGGTTTTTTATCGAGAGAGGCTTTAATACTTTCCAGTTGACCTGCCCCCACGATTAGATACAACAC